GCTTCTTCAGCTTCCCAGTAGCTTTATCTCTTATAAGCAGTTCATATTCAACTCTGTCTCTCGGCACTTATCAATCTCCCTATCTTAAGGAGGACTTCAATAGGATCGTCAACCTCCATCAGCTCTGCTACTTTCAAAATCCCTTCTGTCGTTGGCCCCATTTGCTCAAAGCCAACGAGCTTAAAGATCTCCCAGGCATCAACATTCCCTGGGAGGACACCTGGAAAGCACTGCTCGCAGGGCGGATCTTCTCCCTTCTTACCATAAAAGTCTCTGCACTTATCACACCAGAACTTAGTCTCATTTTTGTCTTTTATCCACTCTGCGAGCTCGTCAAGTTTTTTAACTCTTCCTCCAGTTTGTCTTCGGCGGCTTTGTAGAGCTCGTTAGCCTTCTCGCTTACGAATTCTCTGAAGATAGAGTATTCATACATGAGCTCTTTGATCTCATCCTTAGAGAGATCGCCGTCAACCTCAACTCCCTCGAAATCGACCAACAGCTCCTTGAACAGGTTCAAAGCGAATTTGCTGTCATCATAGTCATCGATGTACTTCCCATCGACTTCGGTCTTTCGCTTGACCGAGGATAGGAGCTGAGTAGTCCTTTTGAATGAGGCCGGCCTGATCAGTAGCCTTACACCTTCGAGTTTCGGAACTTCAAACCACTCCGGCTTGTCGAACCTTTTTAGCTTTAGCATAAACCCTCCTTAGCAAGTTTCATCATGAAACTTACTCAAGTGTTAGTGGCCCATAACCTAGGACGTTATAGGTCACGGCCGCGACACCAGCTTTATCATGCCTGACACTAACCGTATTAATATAGCATCCAGCGTCAGAGTCAGTGGTGACGTCAGGTGTCCAGTAAGAGGTTGAATCAATATAAAACCTTATATCTGTGATCTTCGTAGCTGAGAGTGCATCACTCTGGAGCTCTGCCTGCCCGTCCGTGTCAGCAGGATCATAGTACCCCTCGATTGTGGCTGTCCACCTTTGGAACCCGGGCATACTCTTTCCCCAAACGCTCCCGAAGGCCGTGACATCAATATCGTCCATGTTGATGTCAATTGACCAGCTTCCGAGATTCTCAATTAAAGTGCTTCCAAGCTTTACAGAAGCATATCTACCCATCAAAGGATTTCCCATTTTCTTTCTCCTCCTTCTCTAACTGTTTCAAAAGTTGGATGACTCTCTCTGGAGTCTTTAGTTTGGCCATGATCATTCCCATGAGCCATACATGTCTATCTATTAGCATTTCCCTTATGTGGCCGATGTCATAAGCTGTTATTACTTTCAGCCTAGCGCCGGCTGATGTCATCTTCTTCGTGAAGTACGTGTCCTCTCCGCGTCTTATCACTTTCTCATTGTCTTTTATCTCACATATCTGGAAGTAGGGCGGATCAACAAGTTTAAGAGCTTCAGTCTTCACCATCAGGCACGCACACCCGACTGCGCCGGCATCAACCAACTCTCCAAATTGGTAATCTTTAAAAGGAGTGAGAAGCCTGTCCTCTTCCTTCCCCCAAATGAGCGGATCGTGAGGTGGCGCCCCTCTGTAGCACACAATTCCACACATCTCAGCGAGGCCGTCCTCAATGATCTCCATCATGTCCCACAAGGCAGATCGCGGGTAAACCATATCAGCGTCGAGGTAAGCAATGTGTGTGCAGCCAAGTTGTATAGCGGCCTTTGTTTGAGCCTCCCTCTTCTCCGCGATGTCCCCTCCCCTAGGGGTGTCGAGGATGGTGATGTCTGGGCGGTCCATCCCCATCATGGACAGATGAGTCCAAGAGTGGATGTAAGGCCACGTCAAGGGTTGAGCTATCCCAATTAAAGCATCTTTAGGCCACTCTCTCATGGGTTACCTTTAGTAAAGCTATAGAGAACTGTAACTTCTAAGTCAAAGTAGCCGAAACCTTGTTCTTGAAAATTAAACCACCCTTCGTCGGTCTCTAGAGAAACTATTGTTGTCTCGCCTCTATAGGAGTTGTCGGTCGAGTCAATTGCTTTTAGAACGTCCGCAATTATGTCGCAAAGGGCCGTTTCTGGATCTGTCGAGTCCTGTGAATATCCTCTTATCTTTATATGGAGCGTGGAGTAAACAGGACCTCCAAGGGTGTCCTCGAATTCTTCATTCCCACCTATCACCATCAGCACTGGGAAGGTTTCTTCTGCATCCCAGTAGAGCATCTTCCTTTCAACTTTAGCTACATCAGTATTATATCCGTTTGCTGTAGATATAGTTGAAAGGAGATCTTTGAAGCTGTCTAAGATCGTATCCCTGGTGGTCATTTCATCGCCTTCCCAATCAGGGCGTTAACTACTGATCTTTCCATAAGGTGCTTAAAAGATGACGTTGCTTCTTCAATAGCTGGGCCAACGTAGGCTCTCCTTGGGATATTCATCTTTCTGGTGTAAGGGCTTACGTTTACGAGAAACGGTGCAACAGGTACACCGAATATGTGTGTCTGCATCCGTTGGTGCCCTCTAACAGCCTGAGACGGATTTGAGTAGCCGAACTCGTGGACTGCTGCGTAGGGGACGAACTTCCTGTGGCGCACATCCGACCCGACTCGACCAGTTAAAACGTCTCCCTTCCACCTGTCAACGACGAAATCTATTGAGTTGTAGAGCCTCTTTGTTACAATGTCCAGCCTTGACGGCCGTGGACCGACTAGTCTCTGCCTGGTCCTAGCTGCGACATCTCGCAAGCCTCTTCGCATTGAAGCCCTTAAATTATGACGCAGGAGCTCCCTTGAGCCCTCTACATGTTTCATGAGGATCTTTGTAGTCTGCGTAGGTTTTATCTCAATACGAATCACTTACTATACGCTCCCTCGATATGATGGAAGTTTCCGCTTCTGTCTATGAATCTATCAAAGGCCGTTATCGGTCTATCAGTCCCATCAACATCTATGTAACAGTCAGTCAAGTCTATATCTTCAAAGAGGAAAAATGTCCCTGCAGGGACGTCCTGCTCATTAGTGATCGACCCGATTCTCCTCTGTGCAGATACAGACGACTGCTCCAGCCAAATACTGTACTGGCCTACGACTGTCTTACTGAAGGAGCCGTGGCCAGTAGATGATTTCCTCTTGATCGTTGCTACCGTGTTTGTGATGGCCATTTCCACCTATCAATGTCATACTTGGTGATTTCGTCGGGATCTTTACCAACTTTGCCGGCCCTAACAGTCTTTGCGTAAAGATTATAGAGATCCCTGTACCTTTCATACTTAGCAGAAAGGTCCTCATACATCTTCCCCATCCTATACGTAGGCTTGAACTTCTTCATAAGGATAGAGAAGGCTTTGAGAGCAGCCAGGGTTTCCTGGCCACTCTCATATTTGGTTAGGATGGCTGTCTTCTCTGAGGAAGACAAGTCATCCAGAGCCTCACTACCTATTTCGAGTAGAAGATCAGCCTCTTCCATGACTAGCTCACCAAGTTGTAAGCATAAACGCCAAGGTCGGTTGCCACGACCAGCGGCTTAGTCTTGATTGCGGCCTCGATTCGCAGTGCATCATTCCTCCAAGGCATAGGAATCGTCTTAGTCAGAACGTTTCCGTCGTTGCCCTTGTAGGTGACGTTGTAAGCCGCGGAGGGCTCGAACTTGGACGCTCTCGGAGGCGCGTAATAAAGCAAAAGGCCGCCGGACCACATATAGTCATCGCTGTCAGAATTGACAGCATTAAGGACATACAACTTCTCTACCTCGAAGAGCCGACCGAGGAGGTCAGTTGTCACGACCTTATCAGAGGTGGTCTTCATCTTATTGGTGATGTTTGTGTTGAGCTTACAGGCATAGTAAACATCAGGAGACATCACTATCCTGTTAGCCTTGAACCCGGTCACGCTCTCGATCTCTTGGTGCCAGGTCATTACCTTCTCTACAGGATCTACGTCACTGACACCACTTGTCTTCGCATCCCACGTTGACGAACTTTCATTGTGGTCAGTGCCCCAGACATTGATTGTCAGCAGTGTGCTGACGGCATTCTGCAGCAAGATCCTATTCAACCTATGCAGGACGAACCTAGTAGCATCCCTCACAGGGTCAAACGGGTTGTCGTACTCGTTGCGGTCGTCCTTGGATACATCTTTGTGGAAGGCAAACTCATCAAGAGTGTAAGCCTGGGAGGTGACTGCATAGTCATCCCCGGCACTCTCAGTAGCACCCTGACGCTTATAATCATTAAGGGTGCCAATCCTTGCCCAGTCGGCCTTACTATACTTAGCTATGTATCCAGAAAGCTGTTTGGAGTTTACTTTCGGAAAAAGGTCGAACGCAGTGATTCCTGCTTCAGCAGCATAGATATTCGCTACGTTCGCGACGAATTTAGGCTTTATCTGATCATACCAAGCTGGCATTTTCTACCTCCTTTTCTTAATATAGAACAACTTTGATCTTCCCAGTACCAGAAGATTTGGCTTCCTTAGCAATGGCGCGGATTAGGTGGCTACCTACGGTCGCTTTGACCAGGTACCCGCTAGCACCGCCAGTCAATGGGTCTTCGGCAGATATAGCTGGAGACGCATTGACGTAAGCTTCGCATTCACCACCTACGATTATTTCACTTGCCTCTCCTGCTGGGCGACCAGAGCTGACTATGCCGTACACATAGTCTCCGTTGGCAGCAGTCAGTACTCCGTCAACACCAACAGCATATCCCTCTTTGTCCTCAAGGGAGGTAGAGGCATTCACTACGCTGGTTTTGACTACATTCTTCTCATAGAAACCCATGATTTACCTCCTTATCATCTTTTCAAATTCGACTCGTGCATCCATAAGGGAGATTCCCTTAGCATCAGCAATCTGTTTGAGTTCTTCCAATGTAGGCTCTCGGTCCTGGTTAGGTGGGGTGCCAGTTGTTCCCTTTGGAGCCCCTATTTCCTCGATGACCTTCTGCAGCCTAGCAAATTCCTTAGCTATGGCTACGATCTTCTCATCGTCTACCTGTCCGTGGAGCTCCATTAGCATCTTCACCTGATCCTCGCCTACAATCCCAGACAGTTTCTGGCTAAACAGCTCCTTCTGTAGGCTTGCGTACTTAGCTTCAAGTTCAGCCTTGGCTTCCCTTGCGATTTCCTCCAGAAGCTCAGGTGCTTCCTTGGAAAGCATTTCTTTGGTTATCTTCATCTTTTCTCCTCCTTTGATCAAGTTTTCGAAAGTATCAATCTTGTCGATCATTCCTACCTCAAGGGCGGCCTTGCCGACAACGATACCTCCACGTCCAAAATGTTCAAGAACATACTCCTTACTGACACCTCTGTTAGTTGCTACTGTCTCGACGAATACATCTGCTATAGCGTCGAGCACCTTCAGTATCTCGGCCTTGCCCTCTTTTGTCTCAGGGTCTGGCCGCTTATTAGGAGAGACTGTGCTGACTATTTC